ACCGGCTAAGAAGCTGATCCCCGCAAAGCTATGACGATTATCATATACATAGTCTTCTACCTGTGTCCACTGATGGGGCATTACGGTAACCGTATTAGATACGTTATGGCGTGTCTTTGGATTGGCGCATAACTCATAATTGGTTCCCGCTTCTACCCAATTGTTTTGTACCAACGATACCTTCTCCAACAAATCCGTTGCATAGAGATCTTCTCGGTATAAGGAATTCTCAGGTGAGATAACGGGAAAGCCAACACAATAGTCGGTGCCGTTAGCTGACCACACAGACTCTTCAACCATATAAGGATTAGTCTTTGTGATCAGCTGAGCTACTTCTGTGTCTTTGTTTAGTTGTATATGACGCAGATAACGAGGAGAATGCTCACCATGTATACCAGACGCCGTCTGGAGAAGTACGGAAGCGTTTCCAGACGGCTTAACGCACGTTGTTCTAGCCGCCGCATTAATTCCGATAAGCTCTGCAACGGTTTTATTAACTTGTTTAACAATTTCTGCTCCTTCTCTCTGAACATCTGCATCGAGTAACACATCTGGGTTGTTCATCCAACCTGTTACAGATACGCCCAACAATGCTTCACGTTCAAAGATTTTCCTTGATGTTTCTGTTAGATATTTAAAGTCCGTATAGCCAGCCTGCAGGGTACCCATAATAGCACCTGCTCGACAGGCCTTAAAGAACTCTTCTTTTGATGTACATTTAGAACCATTAATCTCTGTGAGGTTACATCCCTGCCATCCCGACTCTCCGTCAATTTGGGGGAACATACCAATCTCAACACAAGGGTTAGTCGTGATGTCTTTGTCGTCAACAAAGAAGAAACCTGGCTCTCCAAACTCTTTAATAGAGGTCATAATCTCTTTAAAATCATCACGTTTGATTTCATCACGAACAATCACGGCAGAGTTATTAGAGCGGCCACGTTGTGGATTATCAACAAACCAATTACCGGTCTTGGCCTTCAACATTTCCTGATCATCAGGTGAGAATAAACATATTGTGGCCGATCGACGAACACCACCAGCCAATACAGCATCCGAAGCATGCATTGCAATATCATAGATATCAATTGGACGTAGACGGGTTTCTCCCTTGAGGATACGCGACTGAATCAGGTGTTCAATCTTATCTAATGACCGACGAAGTGGTTCAGGGCCTGGTGCTTTAAATCCACCATTAATCATTGCACCCTTTGGTCGTACCTGATTAAGATCAAAGTAAATCTTGCGACCGGCCATTTCTGGATACTGTTGATCCGTAGCAAAGTAGGATGACATCAGGGCCCCCAAGGCATCGGCCCATCCTTCGACTGAGTCTTCTACTACCCAACCCTTGGCCTGTTTCTTACGATCCTGAATGTCGGGCATCTTCTCTGCATGATGATACTGTACCGAGAATCCAGCTCCAGCTCCGCATAGGAGCACGTAAAACAGCTCAGAGAAGAACCTAGGACGATCCGCATAGGTAGATGTGCAGTTGTACATTCTCATCATATGCTTTAGTAGTTGATCTCCACCAAACTGCAGAGCACGCTGAGCGCCCAATGCATATTTTAATTTGTAGAGAGACTCTGCTTCATCAATCAATAGAGATAGTTCTGGAGTCATTTTATCGGCATAGAAATCACGGTGCATATCCATTACGCGTGATACTGATTCGTCCCACATCTCATATCGGTTTTTATCATCATCCCATCTAGCATAGCCTTCATAGAATTTAGTTTGGGACATCAAATCTCTTGTGTCCCGCTCCCGATTAGTTGGAACTGGTTTTAACATCGCGTACCTCTTTTTTTGGAATATATGTGTTGCACCTATGACCGATGCCATAGATCTGTTGTTCTTTTATTTGTTATAGAGTATTATATAGTATATTGCAAACCTTGAAACGCGCTAAAACAACGCTTTCTAAAAAAATATATTTTTATTTTTTAGTTGGTAGGTTCAGGTAATGATTCGGGCTCGTCTGCTAGAGCCTCCTCATAGTAGGCAATAATGGCCTGCTGATCCTTTACATAGCGTCTTAGATCGGCAATACCAATAGCTAGATTTTCATAACCCTTTGGAGTAATAGTAAACAGAACTACATTGCCTGTCTTGGAATTAATCTCAGCTAGTTTCTGGTCTAAATTTTCTTCTGTGATAACGAACCAATCTACAGGAGGAAAATCGACTGCTTTGGGTCGTTCCTGGATAGGTATGTTCTGTTCTTGATACTCAGTAGTTACTACTACTTCAGCCTCCGGAGTTCTGCTCCCCAGGCACGCTGTCAGTAGCATCGGGCTTATCAGAAGGAGGAGTAGTTTCGTCTTGGATCCGTCCAATAAGTTTGTTAACGGCTTTGTTAACTCGGTCTTCAAGTCCTTGTGCATTTGTCAATGCCTCCATAGTCAAATCGATCTTAGCAAACACACCTCTAAGTTTATCTAGGTGTTGTTGAGACTGCTGTAATCTCTTAGTTAAATCATTGTTGAGTTGTTCATTCTTCTTTTGATCGGCAGCCATCTTCTCTACAGTTGCCTGGAGGGTTTCGGCGGCTGTCTTTAATTTTACATTATTTTCGCGTAAAGTGCCAATGGTTTCTTCGGACCACAGATAATAATTATATCCGCCATATCCTACTCCACTCAAAAGAGATACAAGAAATAAAAATAAGTATACCTTAGCCATTGTCTTCCATATACTTCCTAAAACGCTTTAACAAAACAGGAAGTTTATCCTTTCTCCGTCTGCGGTCTGTCATGTTTATGGCCTTTACTTTTGGCCCCATATTCTTGGTATCGTGAGGGATGCCGGCATCAGCAGTAGTCATTGCATCTTCTTTTTTAATTTTCATCGTGTTAATTCTCCTACTGCTACGTATACTGGCTGTTGTGTCTTTACATGAGTCACCTCATATATATCCAATCCAAATATTTCTCCGACAGGATAACAATCATTAAAGACCTTTACATTATCACGAGGTAGTGCCACTTCATCCAATTTAGAAGTGTTAAGCTTAGAAGAATATATTTTATAGACACCAGGTGATAATTTCTTATCCTCCAACACAAACCATTGAGTAGACTCATTTATAAAGTCTAGGGGGTCTATATCATACTCCACGAGAGCATCCTTAATTGTTTTATCTGATATGGAAAATTTTTCCTTTAGCAGATACAGAGCCGCTGCATAACTTGCCAGCCGACTTCCACCACCAGGAGCCTTTGCCATAATCTTTTTTATATTAAAGACCAACCTATGAAAGGGTGTGTAATAATTAGCCAAATCATCCCTAGATGATACTGTATCAGTATTATAGGATTTAAGGCGTTTGCCATCCGCATCAATAATACCCAGTTCATATGCCTTGGTATCTTCAAACTTAGTTGTCAGAAGTCTAAGAAATCTAAATGTATAGACTAGATCACCAGCCCTTTTTATAATTCCCATTATATTTTCCTTAACTTATCGACCACATGTGTATCCATAGGTATATTTGTATATTGATCATTCTTAATGTATTTCAAAAATATTAAGAATGGTTTTAGAGAGTTCCAGTATTTCAGTTCAATGTGGTGCTCAAGCATTCTTAGACTTGGCACTACATCAAATACATTAAATATGACAATAAGATGATTTAATATTAATCTTTCAGATATATCACCTGTTTTAGAATAACGATTAAATAATCTCTTTATATACATAAACCGTTTAAGGTCATCATAAAACTCTTCAGCATCAATTATATTTGGTTTATAATAATGCTTAGCCGCAAATAATATTATATTTTTATCGTCTAGTGATTCAAAGATTTTCATTTTACATCCAATAAAGTGTTTACCTTATTTAGACATAATATTTCTCATAGTTTCCACTAAAGACTTTTTACTCTTGCGACGATCCAATTCAATACCATTCTCACGGCCAAGCTCCTCAAGTTCTTTTTTGGTTAATGATTCTAGTACATCAATTGTTCCATCATTATTAAGATCACTAATGGTATCATCGGTCATGCCCATATCAATCATAGCGGCCTGAATTTTACCTTCTGTATTATAATCAATTATTTCCTGAAAATCTTCAGAGGCAAAGGCTGCTTCAAAACCCATATACTCATCAATCTGAGCCTGACTAAATCTAGCCGAGGCATATACTTCTCCTGTTACGGGATCAGTCCATCCATTCTTACCGGGTACCGCATTGGAACACCAACCTGGTGGTTTTATTGCCATAATATTCTCCTATTTTTCTTTTGTTACGACTCCAGAAACAGGGTTTATAACTTTCTTGTCACCTTGTTTATTATCATTTTGACGGTGCTTCGCATTAGGACCTACACGCCCAGCTTTAGATGCATCATCATGCCCGTCTTTTTCTTTGTAGGGCGCTTCGTCGGGGGAATCGGCTTTCATGTCTTTACGCATGTCCATGGCACCCTTATTATTCTTTTCTTTTTCATCCCAGGCTTCGGGAGGAGTAGACTTGGCATAATGCTTGGCACGGTCTGCAGACTTTTCCTGAATACGCGCATAGATTGGCCAACGGGATTCTGCGGCCGATTGAACATCAGTATCTACACCCTTAGCACCCTTTTTATCTTTTTTAGGGTTCATTTCAACCTCTACATTCTCTTTCTTCTTCTTAGGATGAGAATGACTCATTTCCTGAAGTACAGTCAAATCTTTTACATCAACGTTTTGTTCGATGCCATGCTCAAACATTACATCATAATGTGATACATATCCCTGACCTTCTGATGTTTCTATAATAGTGTGTTCACCAGCAATACATTCACCATATCCCCAAGACTCATGTTTTACATGAGTAGCACAATCATGAGCCACAGCTTTGTCTGCATTGGTTTTATCCAAATCAACCGATTCTTTCATAGAATTTTTATACATATCTACTGCTTTTGCGTATTTTGGATTCTTCATCATACGCTTTGATTCAGGCTCATCAGGGTTTTGATGAATCATATGAACAGTAGGTTCATCCAAGTTATGAGTTTTCATATGCTTCTTATATATATTCCACTTTTTAGAGTCTACACTTGACCCGAATCTATTTCTCATCGGAGTCATACTACGAGAAATTTCATCTACTTGTTCTACTGCTTCATCAACCGAGTCATGAATACCACTTTTATATTTACCACCCGCTAAAGCATCTTTTGCTTTCTTAGTATAGCCCTGTTGATGCGGCCCCCCTCGAGTATAAACAGGAAGGTTATGATAATCGTGACCGTCTTTTTTAGCCAAATGTTGAGCAACCGTTTGGGTATAGTGAGCGCTTGCTTCATCAACCGATTCTTTTTGATCTGCAATGGCCCTTGCCGTAGATGGCTGCATTGTCACCTTATGCTTCTTACCACCAAAGTTAAAATGAGACTGTCCCGCTTTATGAGCAGCCGCTGCAGCTCCCATAAATGCAGTGCGTTCTTGTGTGGGAATTTCTTCCGGAATTAAAAATTTTGATTCATTGACTTCAGAATACGCTTCAGCCAACTTCTTGATCCATTTGCTCATTGTTTTCTCCTTAAATCATCAGTTGAGCTGCGATAGATCCTGCAATAGCAACGATAGCTACCCAGAATAATTTATTTATAGTATTTACAGTGCGACAATTGTCGTCTACCTTTTTATCTATTTTATCTAACTTCTCGGAGAACTTATTCATACGTTCCCATGAGCGTTCACGGTACTCATTATAAGCATCCATCTTCTCTTCAAACCTAGCAAGAGTAATCAATACATCGGCCATCTTGTCTAGCTTATTTTCAATGCGTGTTAGTCTTTCATCCGTTTCCATATTTATTATTCTCTTATTTCTATTTTGAGGGGGGTAGTTCCCTTGTAAACTCTATGAAAAACTCCACGCGGTATAAAAACTTCGTCGTTAATTTCAAGCGGCATCGGCATTTTATTATCAAATTGTAATAACCAATTATCTCCTGCTAGTACCTTTATATTCCGATCTGTCTTATCACGATGCCATTCATATTCATCCTGATTTGATGTCATATCAAACGTCCTAATCTTCTTATCACTAAAGATTATATCAGCATATGGTTTCCCAATACTCACCAAAAAGCTCCTGGATTATTTACCTGCATTCCTAGTGACTTGGCATAACGGGGCAGACGGCAGGACCAATAGGCCGCAGAAGTTCTATCTGTCTGTGAAGAGCATTGATGTCTTGCGGCAAATGATTTACGAGCTTCCGGATCATTAATCTTGGTCTTTAGAGTAGATCCATCAGAAGCGCCACCCTTATCACCAAATGAAATTTTCTTTACTCTATCTCCATTCTTTACATAGACATAAAACTTCTTTGATCCACCTCTCTTGGGTTTTCCAATTTCTGGCTTTTCTTCTTCTTCAATATTTTCTTCACCAAGGTAGGGCATCGGGCAATCAAGTGGTACCCTCACATTTTCATACATATCAAATTTTCCGATATCGGTATCAAGGATTTCTTTATTGATACCTTCTACTTGTAACATATCCATATTCATAAGACGTCTTGCTTCATTAAAGAATAAAAAGTATTTCTCGGATCCGGGCCTGAAGACGTTCTCTGTAAATACAATATTCCTTTCGGCCATAAAGTCTGCGGCTTCATTGACCTCTTTTGTATCCATTTCAACAGAATATGTTACCAGACTTTTCATTGTTGCATATCCTTTTTAGCAAGATGCTTGGCCA